TCCGCCCCTGAACTGGTTGTGGCTGATCGAGACGCGACCAACACCGGGGATCGTGCCCAGTGGGATACCGACACCGGCATTGGTGATCCGGTACAGCGTGCGGCCGGAGACGATGAAGCGCTGGCCCTCGCAGTCGTGCATGCCACGGATGGGCCCAGTGCCGATGCGCTGATACGGACGCAGCCCCGGCGGCGTGGCCAGCTTGGCCGGCGTCAGCGTGCCACCCTGCTCGGCCATCACCGGCAGCCAGTTGCAGGTGTCCTGTACTGACCACGGGCGCGTGTCGTCGGCGTAGAAGCCGCCGATCAGGTTGACGGGGGTTGCGCGCATGTCAGCCCTCCGCGAAGTTGCCGGCGCGGCGCTGCCCGGTTCCGGCCGGCAGGTCGTCGTAGCTCACGCGCGGCTCGTCGTCCTGCTCTACCTTGCGGGTGATAAATGCGGAAACCGTCGCCTTTCCAGTCTCGGCCATGGCGACAATGTCCGGCTCCAGCGTTACGCCGTAGCGCGCCCGCAGCCGCAGTGCGAGGCTGTAGGTGATGGCCTCGTCTGCCCATTCGGCGGTCGGCATGGGATCGGCTGGATCCTGCACAGGCACCCAGCCGAGTTCCCAGCCGTCAACCGCCCACGCCGCCATCATCGCGTTTAGGGCGCGGATCGCGGTTTGGGCGTCCTCGGCCTCTGGCGCCTCGGTGGCACTGCAGACGCGCAGCAGGCCGAGAGCGTCTTGGATGATGACGGCGACGGCGGTCATTCCGGCTTGCCTTCCAGTGCGGTTCGCAGTTTCTCGACATTCCAGCGCTTGTCGAACTTGATTCCGGCCTCTTCAAGCTTGGCGATCAGCCCGGCTTTCTCGTCGTCAGACGGCTTGCCTTCCAGTGCGGTGCCGAGTGGCACGAAGCCGTCGGCCTTGGCCGCATCCTGCTCGGCCTGGTCGGCCACGATGCGGTGCTCGGCGCCGTGCTCGCCGCCGAGGTAGATCATCTTCGGGAATTCCATGAGCCCTCCTTCGGGCAGAGGGGCCGAGCGAACCCGGCCCCTCGCTTGGTCACTCGGTGATGCGGCAGGCGTGCAGACCACGGACCGCAGCGAAGCCGTACAGCACGTCGATGCGGGTGTTTTCCAGGTCGTTGACGAAGTCGCCACCGGTCATCACGCGCACGCTCAGGCCATTCGGCAGGCGGGCGGTGTAACCCTCACAACCGGCGATCACCCCCAACGGCGCAGCCGCCACCGTGAACGCGTCCTTGTGGAACATCAGGGACTGGCGGTGGCCGGCTGCAGCAGCGCCCACCAGCGTCAGCGCGGCGCTGTTCGCCGGGCCCGCGGTCACATTCTTGCCGGGACCGGACGGGACGATGGCCGGGTAGATCGACAGCGTGGTGCTCGCGGCGTCGGCCAGCACGGTGAACTGCTGCGGCTTTCCGCTGTCTTCGCCGGTCAGCGGGTGCACCGCGTTCACGCCGGCGATGGTGAACACCTGGCCGGCTTTGAACCCAGGGGTCGTGGCAGCGATGGTCAGTGTATTACCCGTCTGGCCAGCGCCGGCAACGGTCACGGTCGCCGCAGCGCCGTTGGTGATCACCGGAATGCTCTGGTGCTCGAAGAAGTCAGCACCCATGGCGCGGCCCAGCGAGCCCTCGATGAAGGCCTTGCTGTTGGTCGCCTGAGGGTTGAACAGCTTGCGGGCCTCGTCCGTCAGGTTGACATTGATTTCCGAGCTGATCAGCGTGTTGCGGTCACCGGCCGGGGCCAGATAGCGCTGCAGGACCGCGCGGGCTTCGGCGAAGGCCTTCATGGTGCTGGGCGCGGTTCCGGGGGTGCCGACCAGGTTGGGGGTAGCGATCACGGCGCGGCGGATCAGGTCAGCCTCGACCACCGAGGACAGGGTGCGGATCTGCGGACGCAGGATGCGCTCCTTGAAGTCGGTCAGGTCCAGCTTCTGCTCCTTGGAGCCGAACTTGATGCCGATGTGCTTCTGGGTGTCCAGCTTGATCGGCACCTTGTCCTGGATCACGTCGGTGGCTGCGCCGCCATTGGCGAAGATCGCACCATCGAACACGACGCCGGCGCGCGGCACCTCGATGTCGACGGAATCGCCCTTCTTGTAGCCGTTGACGGCCTCGCCGAATTCCTCCTGCCGGCCCTTGTTGACGTTGGCCAGGAAGGGGGCTTCCTCTTCCAGCATCTTGGCCGCCTCGCGGGCGATCATCTTGTGGGTGAGAATCTGGTTTGCCATTGCGTATTACCTCGAATTGATCAGCCGCGGCGCTGCTGGTCGCGCTCGCGCTTGAACCACTCGTCGTCAGTCAGCTTGTCGCCGGGAACTTCTGCGGCAGCTCGACCACCGACCCGTGGCGCAGGTGCCGGGGCTTGGGTGATGGGTTTTTGGGGTGCTTGTGCGAGTGCGGGCACTTCCGGCGCGGCCGGCTCACCCTTGGGCGCATCACTCATGCGCGACGCATAGCGTTCGACGGCGCGGGCCATCAGATCAGGGCGCATGGAGGCGAGGCTGAAAAGCTGCTCCTCGTCCTGCGCGAGCTTGTAGGCCAGCTCCGGCCCTTTTTCGTGCGCCATCAGCGCCGCCTCCAGCTCGGGAGGCATCAGTTCCTTCGGGATGGACATGACCACCGGGATGAAATCCTCGACGGTCTCCGCGAAAGCAGCTGCGCGCTGCTGATATGCGGTGATCGCTTCCTGCTGCGTGCGCTGTTCGGCCTGCGCGGCCTCGGCCTCGCTCTGCTGGCGCTGCGCCTGCTGGAGTTCCCAGCGAGCCGCGGCACGAGCATATGCGGCCGTGTCGAAATCGAAATCTTCGGGTTTCGGTTCCTTCGGCTCAGGGGCCTTGGGCAACCGGGATTCCAGCTCCTGAATCCGGCGCTGCAGCTCCGCCTTCTCGCGCACCTCGGCCTGCAAGCGCTCGATGTACTCGCGGGTCTTGTTGCGCTTCTTGCCCTCGTCTGCGCCTGCATCAGTCGTCGGAGCGGGCTTCTGATCGGCCTCGTCCTGCACGTTGTCGACATAAGCCGGCTGCGCGGGCTTGTCCTGCTGCGGCAATGCTTCGCCGCCACCCTGCTCCAGGGTGCTGGTTTCTTCGCTCATTGCTTCCTCTCGGATCGGCCTGCCGGGCCGTAGCGGTCGGGCTCAGTAGCCCGTGAATTGCTGCTCGTCGCCCAAAGAAAAACCGCCCTGCGGCGGCTGCTCTGGCGGCATCAGTTGATCGAACTGCGGTGGCGCCAACTGCATCTGCGTGATCGCGTTCTGCAGCTGTTTGCCCTCGGCCTGGGCGGCGTAGTTCGCTGCCTGCGCCTCGTCTTTCTTGGCCTTGGCCTCGACGGAGGGATCGGGCTGCTGTGGCTGTGGCGGCTCGTCGCCTTCTTCCGGTGGAAGTGCGCCCTGCGCAACAAGGATCTTGCGCATCTGCTCGGACAGCTCGTCCACGCCCGGCCCATCCAGCGATTTGACCAGGTAGTTGGCCAGCACCGGTGCGATGGGCGGGAATGCGGGCCCGATCTGGCCAAGCAACTGGCTCATCATCTCGGCCGTCTCCATCCGCTGCGTGGCATAGCCCGGACCGACAGTCACCGCCGTTGCGTACTTGCCCTTTCGGATGTCGTTCAGCACCACCGTTTCGCCGGTCTGCGGGTCTTGGACCTCCTGATACAGCTGCTTCCATTCCTCGCCACCGTCCTCGCCGACCACTGCAACAACCCGCGCCGTGTCGTATACCTTCGGCACCATGTCGCACAGGATCTTGTACGTGCGCCGGATGCCGCGCGCCAGGTTGTCGGTGAAGTGGTACGTGCTGGTGGCGCCCTGCATCTGCCGCGCGGCGATGGCTCGGCCGCTGGTCTCGTTTGAGCGCGCACCCAGGCTGGCGTCATAGATACCGGTGCCAGCCTTGATATCCTCGTTATCGAGCTGCGACAGCTGGATCAGGGCAGCCGGAATCTCCGCCTGCCCTGCGCGCTGCGGCATCTGCTGCGCCTCATCATTGACGGGCAGATACGGGTAATCCTCGGCGTTTGCGTTCTTCCAGAACTTCTCCAGGCCCTTGATCCAGGACAGCTTGACGATGAACGGCGCCTTCGGTGCCTTGGCCACCGCCTCGATGGCCGCGGTTCGATGCACGTTGTGCAGGCGCTGCTGGTCCTTGTGCGGGCGCACCAGTCCCTGCCATTCGTCCTTGCCGTCGATGCAGCGGATCGATCCCCACACCGTCACCACCGGGATATGCCGGGTCGGCCATTCGTAGCGATCGGTCAGCCATTCGTGGCCGTTGGTCAGCCGGGAGTAGACCTTCCAGTCCTCGACCTCACGCTGGCGCATGACCTGCACGCCGGCCTGTGCAAGCGCCTCCTGCCAGTCCTCGCCAAGGTCATCGGCATACAGCGTGCGGCCATCGGCCAGCTGCAGCAGCGTGCGCTTGGTCGCCTCCTTCCAGAAGTACTCGCAGACCCTGATCTGATCGCGGTCGCGCCAGATGTCGCAGCCTGAGTCAGATTCCCAGCCAATCAGGTCGGCATCCGGATACTGTCGCTTGAAGGCAGCCTTGCTGATCGAGTCCTCGACAAAGCAATGGCCGGCGTCCTCGCGGTCCAGATCGACCGATGCCGCGTCCCACTTCACGGCCGTGGGGTTGCGGATCTCCTTGATGCTGATATCCAGCTCGAAGTCGTCGGGATTGCGGTAGTCGGTGACCAGGCGCCAATGCCCGATACCCCCCTCCACCGCGCATTCGTAGGCGATCTTGTAGGCATCCTCCGCATCGCTGTTGCGTTCGATGCCGCGGCAAATGCCCTGCATCAGCTCGGCCAGGCCTCGATCAGCATCAGTCGCGCCGCGCACCTTGCCCTGCGGCATGGCCTGCTTCAGCTCGTTGATGACCTGCCGGGTGTGGCTGGACAGCTTCGGGAACTCGTATGTCGGCCGATCACCGCGGCGCGCCTTGAGCTTCTGATCCCACTGCGCGCCGGGAACGTTTACGAACCGGCGATCCTCGGTTGCCCTGTCGTACGCCTCGCGGCAGGTTTCGTCGGCCTTTTCGAACTGCCGGCGCATCTCGGCCAGCAGGTCTTTGTCTTTGCTGGTCTCGGTCATCAGTAGTCCGTCGTATAGTTCATCAGCGCCGACATATCCGGCGCGTCGTGGTTGTTGCTCTGGAAGTCCACGGCCATCAGCCCGAAGGCATCCGCGCCGTGGCTTGCCCAGTCGTGGTTCGGCCCCAGGCCGATGCCGCGCTTCTCGTCGCGCTTCTCGTGGTACCAGCCCAGCGCATCACGCCCGGCCTCGGTGCCCTGTTCGTCAAACCGGCACGCCGGCAGCACGCGGCGCACCGTCTCGATGCGCGTCATCGCCGCGCCTGCGCCCATGTTCGGGATCACCCGGACATCGAAGCCGGCAGCGCGCAAGGCGCTTTCGTAGCTGACGCTGAAAACCTTGTCGTTACTGGCTCCGTCGTGCGGCAGGATGCACTGTGCCCGGTCGTAGCCGTTGCGCCGCAGCCATTCCACATGGGTGGCCAGCGGCTGGCCCACAGCCTCGTAGTACCGAAGTACCCGCACTTCGCGCCCGATGAACTGGACAATCCAGATGGCGCAGGCGTCGGCCTTGGCACCGGTGCCGCCGATGTCCCAGTAGGCCCGCAGCGTCATCAGCGGGTCGGCAGCCAGGAAGCCTATGCGGCCTTCCTCGCGGCATTTGGCCAGGTGCTGCGCAAAGTACGCGCCAGCCACGGCCACCACGTACTCGCCATCCCAGATGTGCGGGTACTGGTCTGGACGCTCTTCCAGGTCGCGCTGCCGCTCGCGCTCCAGCTTTGCCGGGAACTTCGGGTTGTCCTGCCAGTTGAGCCTGACGACCTTGACCAGCGGGTCTGCCGAATCGCGGAAGCGTTCTACCGGCGCCGTCTTCCGGGCCGGGTTCCACGTCACCCACAGCTCAGCATTCCACCCGTCCCCTTCCTCGCGGAGGGTTGGGATCAGCGTGTTCCACGCCGTATCCGTGACCGGCTCAGCCTCATCGACCCAGCACAGCAGGATGCGGCCC